ATACATTGAATGGAGAGACAGAGGACAGGAAGGTAGCTCTGCTCCTATAAATGTATATCCTGCAGATTCGGATATCATGAGTAAAACTACCAGAGGTGACGATGGTAAAGATAGACTTGAAAATGGTAATTACATAGAAGAGACAGCATCTCATTATGTAATGATTGTAGAAGAAGATAAGTCTTCAACTGCATTAATTACTATGAAGTCAACTCAAAGAAAGAAGTCCAAAAAATGGAATTCTATGATGATGTCTTTGAGAGCAAAGAAAAAGGATGGTAAGGGGTTCTTTAAACCCGCTCCGTTTACTCAAATGTACAATATGAAGACTGTTTTAGAAAAAAACAATCTTGGATCTTGGTATGGATGGGAGATAGAGCATAAAGGAACAGTGGAGAGCGAAGAAACAATAAAAGCAGCTTATGAGTTTTATGAAACTTGTAAGAAGGGTGCAGTAAGAGTTAACCACGGTAAAGAAGAATCAGTAGAAAAAACTCCATTCTAGTATGGACCTACTTGACAAAACCCTGGAAGAGTTTATAGAACTCTTTCAGGGCTCTACTACATATTTTGGTGTTTCTAAACCAACGGGTAAGAAAAACTCTAAAGGGAAAGCAGATTTCAAACATTGGGTTGAACCTTCTCCGATGACAAAAGATCATTGGTTGCAACATTTAAAAGGAGAAGCTTACTATGGATCAGTTCCCATTCGAGATGATAATACATGCAGTTGGGGGGTCATCGATGTTGATCGTTATAATATACAGCATCAGGAAATTATATCGGTTATACGGAAAAGGAAATACCCACTCATTCCATTCAGATCAAAATCCAACGGACTCCATTTAATTTTATTTATCGAAGGTGTAGTTCCTGCATCTGCGATGCGTAAAAAGTTAATTGAGTTAGCTTCCGACCTTGGTATTAATGATACCACTACAGATATTTTTCCTGCACAAGATGAAGTAGATCTTACTCCCGAAAACTGGGATGAAAAGAGAAAAGGTAATTTTGTAAACTTACCATATCAAAAATTTAATATGACAACTAGAGTTGCTATGGATGATAATTGTAACTCTATTAAATTAGAAAACTTATTTGAGTTTGTAAAAAAATTTAGATTAAATCCTAACACTTTTAAAAAATTAAAAATATTTCAAGATGATGAAACAAAAGACTATCCACCTTGTGTTGTAAACTTTATGAAAAACAAAGTTCAAAAAGGTGAAGGTAGAAATGACGCTATGTTTAACGTAGCAGTGTTAGCAAAAAAAATTAATCCTGATCCTGTTATGTATGAAGAATGGACAAGAGAGATGATGGCAAAAGTTTGTAGTGAAAAATTACATCCTAAAGAATTACAAAATATATTTAAGGGAGTAGAGAATAAAGAATATGCTTATAAATGTAAAACTTCAATTGCTCGAATGCATTGTGTATCAAGTGAATGTGTAAAACGTAAATTAGGTATTGGTGCAAACGAAGCACTACCAGAAGTTGGTAAACTTATTAAAGTAAATTCATATCCTGAACCTTATTGGATTTTACCGATACAAGGTAAATCAATAAGACTTTCAACAAAACAATTATATCAACAACAATTATTAGGAGAACAACTTTTAAATTTTGATATTGTATGGAGGGCATTAAAGCCTACAAAAAGAGATCCTGATCCATATAGAGATTGGTTAGAAGAATTAATTTCTAACAAACAAGATATGGAAGGGTTCGATGCAGGAGAAGAAGGTAGTGATGTATTTAATTCTAGAATGGGTAGGTTTTTAGAAGACGTTGAGGATACTACTGAATTTGATCAAATAGATAGTGGTAATATATGGCGTGATGAAACAGAGATGAGATTCAAACTTGAAACGTTTAGAGCTTTTATGAAAAAAATGAGCTATAATTGGAATGAAAAAGAGTGCACAAGATTTTTAGAACAAGGTGGTGCTAAACCAAAAGCTAAATTTAAAGGGATACAAACTAGGCATTGGGTAGTAAACTTACCAAAACAAACTGAACATAAAAATAAAGATGTCAAATTCGTTAAAGCAAAGGCTGCGTGGGAAGACAATTAAAATTTTTGGACCACCAGGCACTGGAAAAACAGAAAACCTTTTGAAACGTGTAAAACGTTATCTTGAAAAGGGATATTCTCCTGATGAGATATGTTATGTATCTTTTACAAACAAAGCTGTAAATGAATGTGTGACTAGAGTTAGACAAAAATTTAAGGGTTATGATGAAGATGCGTTTAAATATTTTAGGACACTCCACTCTCTTGCAAGACAACAGTTTGCTGAAATACCTGTATTAGATCCAAAAGCAGATATGCTTATATTTCATACACAATATGGAACAATTAAAATTAAATACAAAGAAGGCCACGATGATCAAAAGGTTTACAACAATTGGTCTTTACAAATATATGATAGAGCAAGAAACATGAAGGTAGATCCTGTATGGCTTTACAAACAGCAATCTAGAAAAGCTGTAAGGTTGCAGCAATTTAAATCAATTATTAATGGCTACGAAGAATTTAAAACAATGGAACTAGAGAACGGACAACGGACACCGGATAGATTAGATTTTACTGATATGGTAGAAAAATTTATTAGTGATGGTTTAGTAGTGCCTTTTAAAGTATTAATGGTAGATGAAGCTCAAGACCTTACACCTTTACAGTGGGATATGGTTGTAAAAATGTCTGAAGGCGTAGAACGTGTTTACATCGCAGGAGATGACGATCAAGCAATATACGAATGGAATGGTGCTGATGTATCTTTATTTCAAACCTTTCCAGGAAAATCGCTTGTGTTAAAAAAATCAGTAAGATTAAATAAAAACATTCACTTTTTTTCTAAATGTTTATTAAATTCTATGGGTGACAATAGAGTGCCAAAAGAATTTTATTCTAATGACAAAGACGGGGCTATTTTTAGATGGAATGGTTTAAAAAAAGTTCCTTGGGATATGGATGGGAGTTGGATGGTTCTTGCAAGAATAAACGATGTTAAAAAAGAATTACAAACAGAGGCTAAAAATCTTGGCTTATATTACCAAGATCAAAAGAATAATAAATCATTTGATCCGAATCAGTTTTATGCAATACAATATTGGGAAAAAATATGTGAGGGTGGCAGCATAAATAGAGAGGAAGCTGTTACCATGTATGAATATTTATTAAACATAGATCACGGCTACCGGTCATCAGATAGTAAAAAGTGGAGTTTTGCACATCCAAATCAAGTCTTTACTTTTGATGAATTACATTTAAGGTGTGGTATGCGAGATGAAAAAAGTTCATGGAATCAGGTGTTTAAAAGAAAATTTAAAGACAAAGATAAACAATATTTTCAAAAGTTAATGAAAGAAGGTGTGGATTTAACACAACCACCTAAAATTATTATAGATACAATACATCAAGTAAAAGGTGGAGAAGCTGATAATGTTGTTTTAGCAAGTAAATGCAACTTCCCATCTCATTTTGATAAAAAAAATTTAGCAGATAAAGTTAAAGAGTTAAGAGTTTGGTACACTGGTGCTACTAGATGTAAACAAACGCTTCATCTGTTAGGTACTTATCATCAATATAACTTTCCTTTAGGAAAATACTTTAAACAATACGAGGCAAACTATGTTTAGAAAATTAATTATAAATGCTTTGGAAGATAGATATAATGCACAGATATCAGAAGCTGAAGCTACAATAAAAATATATTTTGAAAAAGCGGTTGGGATAGGAGAACATCCACAACATATTGATGAGGTAGATAAATTAGTAGATAAAATAGCACAAGCTGAAGAAAAAATTAAAATTTTACAGGAATTTAAAATATGACACATAAAGATATGTTCGATGAAACCTTTCCAGATGGTAAACAAGTCGGAGGATCTCATTATAAAAGATTTGTTATACAACCTTGGACATTTATAAGAAAAAATAATTTAAATCCATTGCAAGCAAATATAATTAAATACGTTTGTAGGTATTTATTAAAAGGCAATCCATTACAGGATTTAGAAAAAATAAAACATTATTGTGACTTAGAGATTAAACATCTTAAAGATAAAAGAGATGAAAAAAAGAAAAAAAACTAAATTAATTAATTGTGAAAGATGTCATCATGCTTATGCAGTTGCAGTTTATAAGTATGATTATTACTGCGCTGAATGTTATATTTTTTACCTTGGGTTGCCAATTAAGAAAATGAAAGTTATAGAGGACACTAATTTTAGTAAAATAAAACAATGAGAAAAATAATTTTTATCATTTGCGTATCTGTAATTTTGACATCTTGTGTAAAAGATTATGATTTTAATCCAACTACAACTTTAATGAGATATTTATTAAATGACTCATCAACTTAATTTTATATACAACGATAGCGACTGGATATGTCCATCGGAATATCCTGATTTATCACAAGCAAAAGAAATAGCGATCGATTTAGAAACAAAAGATCCTAACATTAAAACTAAAGGTGCGGGTTGGGCAACTTTTGATGGTGGTATAGTTGGTTTTGCAGTGGCAGCTCTTGGCCAACAATGGTATTTTCCTATTCAACACGATGCAGGTGGTAATATGGATCTGTCGATAACCTGCGCGTGGTTTCAAGATATATTAAAATTACCAGCTACAAAAATTTTTCATAATGCAAGTTATGACGTAGGTTGGTTATTGGTAAATGGTTTTGAAATACGTGGTCAAATAGTTGATACAATGATTGCTGCAGCTTTAATAAACGAAAACAGATATAGTTTTAGTCTTAATGCATGTGCCAAAGATTATCTTGGTGAAATAAAAAACGAAACATTTTTAAATGAAAAAGCAAAAGAGTGGGGTATAGATCCGAAAGCTGACCTTTGGAGATTACCTGCAGGCTATGTTGGATTCTATGCTGAACAAGATGCAGCTTTGACTTTACGTCTATGGGAAAGATTTAAAACAGAAATTTCTAAACAAAGTCTTAATGATGTTTGGGATATGGAGATGGAGCTCCTACCTATACTAATTGAAACAAGAAGAAAAGGTATAAGGGTAGACGAAGCTCAAGCAGCAAAGCTTAAAAAAGAATTTAAAAAAAAAGAATCAGAGGTTTTACATAATATAAAAAAACAAACTACTCTTGATGTAGATATTTGGGCTGCAAGATCTGTAGCGCAGGTGTTTGATAGGATAGGAGTAGACTACCCACGGACACCGAAAACCGGAGAACCAAGCTTTACCCAAAACTGGTTAGTAAACTGTGATAACCCGATAGCGCAACTAATAAGAGAAGCAAGAGAAATAAATAAATTCCATTCAACATTCATAGACTCCATTCAAAGATATGTTCATAAAGGTAGAATACATTCAGAAATAAATCAACTTAGATCTGATCAGGGAGGAACTGTGTCAGGAAGACTGTCCTATTCTAACCCCAATTTACAACAGATTCCTGCAAGAAACAAAGAATATGGAAATAAAATAAGAAGTTTATTTTTACCTGAAGAAGGTAGACAATGGGGTAGTTTTGATTATTCACAACAAGAACCAAGAATAGTTGCTCATTACGCTGCCTCTACTAATAATGAGTTTTCTGGGAGTTTAGAGTTTATTGAAGCTTATAAGAACGAGTCAGCTGATTTTCACCAAATAGTTGCAGATATGGCACAAATTACAAGAACACAAGCTAAAACGATTAATTTGGGTCTATTTTATGGCATGGGGAAGGCAAAATTAGCAAAAGAATTAGGTATTTCTAAAGATAAAGCGGAAAATCTTTTAATTAAATATGGCCAAAGAGTCCCTTTTGTTAAACAATTAGCTACAGACGTGTCTAGCTCTGCTTCAAAATATGGCTTTATTCGCACGATAAGGGGTCGTAAATGCCGATTCGACATGTGGGAGCCCTCTACCTTTGGAATGAACAAAGCCATGCAATATGAGGAGGCTAAAGCGGTTTATGGAAATAATATTAGAAGAGCTTTTACTTATAAAGCTTTAAACAGATTAATACAGGGTTCTGCAGCGGACCAAACAAAACAAGCTATGATTGATTGTTATAAAGCAGGTTATAAACCATTATTACAAATACATGATGAATTATGTTTTTCAATTGATAAAGAATCCGACATTAAAAATGTTAAAGAGATTATGGAAAATGCTATTACTGATTTTAAAGTTCCTTCAAAAGTCGATGTTGCACTTGGTAAATCATGGGGTGAAGCAAAAGAATAAATTATTCTTCTGACTCCTCCTCTTTTTCTTCTTCCTGTTTTTTTACTTCCTCTTCAGCTTCATCTCTTAATTTTCTTAACTCTTTGTAATAACTTGGGTGTTTCCATTCAAACATTTTTGCTCTCCTTTTATTTTTTATTCACTATTATACCATGAGCAATTTTTCACTTTTTTATTTTATTGAATAGTAGACGACTGCCTGTTGCAGGGGTTTTATTCTAGATGCGACACTGAATGCTTTTTACGAAAATTTAGAGCGCATTAGTCTTGGGAAAAAAATTGATTTTTTTTAGCTAAATTAACTAGCTATGTCTAAAAGACCTATTTGTGCGTCTTCAACACTTTGATCATTAATCTTAACTTTAAGATTTTTGATCTTTATATCTATCCACTTCATGTCAGGAGTCACTCTACCCTGCTCCAACGCTTGTGTTGCCCACTTGGACTCCAATTGAAGTTTCTCCGATATTAACTTTTGTAGTGCCATCTCGGTCTACCTCCTCGAAGGTTAGAAAAAGAAAATTTGGGTCATGAAATCCTGGCCCTTCTTTTTCAATTATATCTCCCGAGTCAACCTTCTTTACAAAACACTCAAGAGCAGCCTTATCGTTCTTGGCCTCAAGCGTCTCATCAACATATATATTTTTATAATTTGCTTGGACGCGATAAAGCTTCATAAGCTATTATATAACAAAATGTGATATAAATGCAACTATGCGGGTATCTTGGGCTTTGGTGGGGGAACTATATCCTTAATTTCGTAGGGTTTACACTCAAATTTGATAGCTAATCTGTCTAAATTTACATCTTCAGGCTGTAATTCTTTCATTGTATTATGTGATAATTTATAACCTGCTAAAGCACATTGATAGTGATCATTAAAATACATACCAGTAATAGTGTAATCTGGGCAAGTTTGAGTTGCCATTGAACACATGTATAAGATTAGTGCATATTTCATATATTATCTTTTTTTATTAATTACTTGCATATCCCATTAAAATAATTATATTTAGGATATTATAAATCATAACAAAGAGGAGTATAGATGACAATAAATATAAAAACAATAGCTGGAAACAAAGTGCCTCAGACAACTTCAAACGATATACCACCTTTGGTTTTAACAAAAGAGATGGAAGTTAAAGATGATACTTTAAGTGAAGCTTTAGAGAAACTAGCTGAAGCACAAAAAAAGCTGTTAGCAAACATGGATGAATTACATGAAAACATAAAAAAACTAACAGAAGAAAATCAAAGGTTGAAAGATGCATTAGGTATTGTAGAGTCAAATCCATTTAAAGATTTGGAAGGGATATTCAATGGCAAGTAAAATTAAAATGACTAACAGCTCTGATGTGTTTAAAGAATGGTGTCAAGATGTTGACAATATTTTATGTGAACTTCCAAGACATACAGTGACAGGTCAACCTTTAGAATATTCTGATGATGAGTTTCAAACTGTTATGCGTAAATTACAACAGTGTGGTATGAAATTTGTTGAGTTTCCAATATACCCACTGAATGAAAAACTTTCAGCAGAACTTTGCTATGACCAATTGAAAGGACTAGAAGAAGATGAATAATTTAATTTTAAAAACAATCATTTGTGGAATTATGTTTTTATTGCCAGCAAAAATAATATTAGGAATTTTTGGTGGTTTGCTTTACGTAATATTTTATTAGGAGGAATCATGAATATAAATAAATGGAAATCTTGTGCAGTTGATATTGAATCATATACAATTATTAGAGCTATGGGCCAAAATGGTTTTAGAAGACCTGGTAATATGATAGCTAAATTGGTAGACGATGAAGTCAAAAAAATAGCTAAAAAACAAAATATTAGCTATGATAAAATGAAACAGAATTTACTTGCAGAAGGCAACAAACTTCTAAAAGGTAAATAGATCACAGGTTGGATGGTTAACCTTTGAACCGAGAGATCGGGGTGGCGTACGGGAGACTAACGCCACCTTTTTATTAATTACCCATAATTATTACCTCCCTTTAATTAATACCCGCAATTTTTTTAAATTTAATTGTTGCATTTAAGTCACATATTTAATAATAGGTTAAAATGTATTCCTAAGCCTAAATGAAAAAGTGGGGCTTTCAAAACACTTTATTTTCACCGAACAACGAAAAACAAAATTAACTTTAATAAAAGGATATTTTGTGGGTAAAGCTGTAAAAAAAAGCAGTGAAGAAGCATTAAATCAGGCGTTGGATAAGCTAGTAATGGTGTGTCCAAACAAAAAAACTTATGATGAGTTAACTAGTTTGATGTTTCAGTTGTATTGTGGAAATGACTTTGGTTTAGGAAATTTCAGTCTTTCTTTCCTTGATAAAATTGAGGATAGATGGCGATTAGGGCGTAAACGTGCTGCTGAATCTAGGGGCATAAAGCTAGTCGTTAAAAATGCTTAACCACGGTGTAATTTTTCCATATCATCTTTTCCCGCATCGTGGTTATGCTAATGAACATCAAGAATAAGGGATTATTAAAAGAATCTATTATTATTTTAGCTCTGATGACAGGTGAAGAGCGTATGTATTATCTTGAAAGAATGTGGGATCTTTATAACAGAGTTTATGAAGAGCCAGGTTATAAGAAACTTCCACGATCCTTTACAATGGACAAAAAAAAGGCTTATGACATGTGCTCCAAGCTTACTAAAATTTTTGGGCATTAAATTGAGCCTAGAAATTACAAAACCGAAAGCATTCGCAGAGCAGCGATTGTTTCAAGCTATATTAGTACAGGCTCTGGAGGATGCTACAAATATTTCTAATTTTAAAAAAGAAACGTATCATAAACATGATAGCCATTGTTGGTTTGTAGACAATTCAAATGACTTTCAACGGGTGTGTTGGGGAGCTGAACTTGACCCTGATTTTGTAAGAGGTGAATATCTTAAAATGGTAGATAATGGAAAAATTAAATTTACTGAAATGCAAATAGGTTGGATCCGGTATCGAAGTTTATATAAACAGTATCGAGAGGCTAATAGTAAGGAAGAGAGAAGAAAGATTAGAGATCTTATAATTAAAGAAAATAATAAAAAATTAACCTAGTCATGTGGGATGTAAAACCCCTGGAGCGATCAAGAGAGCTAAATTATGACTTACTCCAGGGATCAATGATATGATGTTAATAAAAACAAACACACCACAAGTTTACACGAAAACCGGACACCGGACAACAATAATTATAGTTTAGAACGATTCTAATCTAAAAATATACTATATAGATATTCTAGACCTTTGATTAATAAAAAGTACCCCAGGGGTCTAAAGTGGTGTATCTGGTGTATCTAATGAACTATTATTCAACTATACCAACACTTTTAATCGTTTTTAGTGGTGTATCTATGGTGTATCTATGGTGTATCTGGGATACACCACTCTTGCGGGAACGTTATCGAAAGTTTTTTGGACTATTTTAAAAGGGTAGAATAATCTATATAGTAGAAATTAATGTTCATTGATCTTTTAATATCTTTGGGATTCATAGCCTTAACCTATAGCTTTGTGTTGTTCCTGTTGTTATTATGGGATAAAGAAGAAATAGGCGGTAATTATGAGTAAATATTTTTTTGGTATAGCGTATAAATTTGGGATGCCCTACGTAAAAGGTGCGAGTAAGAAATTTCAAAAAATGTTTGAAAAAGAATATGGTGAAAACAGAGCTGCTGGTTTAAGCACTTCTTCTGCTTTTAGAGAATCAGCTGAAACAATTAATAAAACATTAAAAGAATTTCCAAAGAAAAAACCAGGTAGAAAGTAATGCCTGGTGGACTTAAAAAGAAATCTGCAAGAACAGAACTTGATCTTACTCCTAAACAAAAAATGTTTGTAGAGATATACGTAAAAGATTGGGGATCAATAACACAAGCTGAAGCACTTAAACGTGCAGGTTATGTTTGCACTAATGAGAAAGATTATGGATCTGTTGCATCTAGAATGTTATCTAGAAAGCATAGCCCACATATCGCTAAATATTTTGATAAATTATTTGAAAGAGAAGTAAAAAAATACGAAGGTGACAACTTAAGAAGATATAAAAGATTAGAAAGAATTTCTGACAAAGCCGAAAAGGATAAACAATATGCAGCTGCTATTAATGCTGAGTATCGATCAGGTCAATTAGCTGGTGCTTATGTTGATAGAAAAGAGGTTAGAGTCAGTGGTTTGGAGGGTATGTCACGTGAACAACTTGAAAAAAAACTTCAGGAATTATCGGACAAGATCGATGGGCACAATGCCAAAACGATTGAGGTTGAGTCCCAAGACGTTGCAGCAATTGAAGAAAGCTAGTTGGTCTGAATGGTTAAATGTTTTTAACCAAGTACATAACTCTAAAATTGTTTCTTATGTTGGTAAAATAAAGGTGAAGGTAGATGATTAAACGTAAAATTTCTGTTCCAAAAAAAGTTAAAACAGAGATAGAAAAATATCCTATGGTTTCTGTTGAATGGTTTGATATTGTTTCAGACTCTTCATGGAATAGTTTTTCTGATGTTAAAAAAGCTAAATTGGCTACATGTATTACTAAAGGTCACTTACTTTCTCAAAAGAATGGTGTCACAAGAATATTTGGTGATTACTCATATAACGATAATAAAACAGAAATTGAATCAATAGGTAATACAACATTAATACCTAATTCAGTCATCAAAGAAATTAAAAAACTGACTTAATGACAATATCTAAAAATCCCGAATCTAAACTCTGGCAGAAGATAAAAAAAGGACTGACTGATTGCTTTCTAACCCGCATAGAATCTAGCACAATTAATGGTATACCTGACATACACGCTGTTATGAATAACGAAGTATTTTGGATTGAACTTAAATCAGATTCATTAAGTTATCCCAAGCTAAATAAATGGCAAATTGTTTGGATCAACAAGTATATTTTGGCAGGTGGTAAGGTAATTATCTTCAAAGAGACCCCTTTGAAGAGACTCCTTAAACTGTACAGACCGGTGTCCGTGTTTACTGATCCTCGTACCCTCGTGTCGTTTGCTTCGTTCACGTTCCCGTTTGAATGGCCCATCATCCAGCGAAGGTTACTGACGGAGCTGGGATCTCCTCCCGAAGCAGCGTGATCCTCGTTGTCGTTTCCCGGCCACCGACTCCTTTTACCTCTTTGTAGTCGGTGGCCCGGTAACGGCATGGATGGTGCAGCAGGATCTCGTTCTCGTTCTCGGATAGACCTCGTTCTCGTATAATAAAAACATGGGGCTGGGGGTTACGCTGAGCAGAGCCCCCTCCCGGTAAGGTTAGAAGTTTAGTTGACAGCTGTCCCACGATGTCGTATCGTTGAGAAAGAAAGGATTATAATGACTGTAGATTTTGAAGCACTAGATCTCGTACGAGGAGAGAATAAATCTCGTTCCTACCACAAGAGAATTGATGAGCTCCAGCAGCAAAACACGGATCTCAGGGAGCTGGTAGCTGATGCGATAGCGTGTGTTGAAGAACTAGAGAAGCCAATTTATGTGGGTAGAAGCATTACCTTGAAAGAAAGGTTTGAGAAAATAAAAAAAAGGGGTTGACAGATGTCCCATCATATCTTATGTAAGATCTGGCCTGTAACGCTGGCACATTAACAAGTCGCCTATGTAACAAACGAAAGGGTGGTGCAGGCTTAACTAACAAAGGAGAGCAAATGAAAAATCATAATAAACCTGAAGCTGGTAAAACGTACGCGTTAACAGGAGCTCGGGGCACGCGCTGCATTGCCAACGGTAACAGCTGGGCTGAGTCCGAGGTCCAGGGAGAACATGCCGTTACGATTGATTGGGGCCGAGAGAAACAAGAAAGACGAACCTACACCTTCGCTTCTGCTGCAGAGAAGGATGCATTCATGAAAGGTGTGGAGGCCATGGATGGTTGGCTCGAGTACAGTGTGGTTGATAAGGAGGTGTGATTGGGCTTTATTATCGTTTACTTGAGTCTGTTATTTCTTTTCCCAAGTTTTACTTTAGCCAGCACCGCCGTGCTCGTTCTCGTTCTGATGGGGATTTTCTAGCCCTCGCTCGTCCCAGCTGCGGATCCCAGTTACATTGATGGTGCTCAAAGTTCCCAGTCACTGCGCAGGAAGTAGTAGCAAATTAGTTTGCTAAAGCTCGGTCTCGTTTCTCGGATAGGAAAGAGTTGATGTATGGTGAACTCCAGTGCTGGTCTCCCAACACGGCTTCGGTACGAAGAATGGTTTGGTAAGCTAGTTTAGAATGTTTCTAAAAGATAATTGTTGCGTTAATGGTGGGATATGATAAGACAATGATGTGGGTGGCTGTGCTATAGAAATGCCTTAAAAATTTCCTATAGGTGAATTGATCACACCGAATAAATGCCCACACATCGGTTAGGGTATCACCAAGGGGATTAACCCAAAGCATACCCATAAACTAAAAAAGGAGAATGATATGGGACTAGATCAACACGCACATCTTCGAGGTCATAAAGTAGATTGGAAAAAATACTTTGATGATGACAAAGAAGAAGAATCAAAGGTCTTCGTTTGGCGAAAGCACGCAAGACTTCAAGAGTTTATGGCAAAGAAATGGGCGCAACAAAACCCAGCTATAAGCGTTGAGGGACACCTTGCACATTTAGGTTTCAACTCTGACCAAGACGAACCCTGTTATATTACGGAAGATGTCGTAAAGGAGTTAGGCGAACAAATAGAAAAAGGGTTTGCCGACTATCACGCAGAAGATGGTTTTTTCTGGGGACAACAGTTTCAAGAAGATTCCGTCAAGGAGTACAAAGAGCAGGATTTAAAATTTTTAAAATTCTGTCAGCAAGCAATCAACGATAAAAAGGTCGTTGAGTATTGGTGTAGTTGGTAATGCCGAAAGATATTAAACGAGCCGACATTGTCGGCTCGTCTCGTTCTCGTGGTGCAGGACAACGAGAACAAGATAAGATGACAAGGCAGCTGACGGAACTTGTGAAATTTTTAGAAAGATCATTACAACTAGAGGTTGAACCAAATGTTAATACCATTATTGATAGACTTAATAAAAAAGATAAAAAAAAATTAAATTAACTATTGTATAAATAGTGGGATCTGATAAGACGAGGGAGTATTCATAAGAATACATAACTTAACAAAGAGGTCTTATGACACAAGCACAAAGACGACTAAAGCAAGAAGAAAAAAAAGTAGTTCTTGCTTATGTTCAATTAAAGCTGAAACAAAATAGACTAACAAAAGAGTTAGACACTATGAAACAAAACATTGTGGATTGCTTTGATAGAACAAAACAAAATCTTATCATTGTTCAAGATGAGAATGGTGAGAGTTTTGGATTACAAAAAATAAATCGTAAGAGAAAAAAGTTTGAAACAGCAAACTTTAAAATTGCTCATAACGATTTGTATAACAAGTTCACTACTGAGATTGAATATAGTGAATACAAAGCAATAGGTGACAACAATGCCAAATAATGATCTAATCAATATTGCAAACGTATTAAGTGAACGATTAAACTCTAATGCACCTACATCATTATCCGATATGGTTATTGAGAGTGGGCAAAAGAAACAACTCAACTATGAGATTATGTTTCAGTTGTTAATGGGTGAGTGTGAAAAACACATACTTGAAAACATTGGCAACCCTGTAGTGGACGAGTTTAAGGACAATGTACTTAAAAAGTTTAGTACATTAGTTCAGGCACTACACAAACCAGAATAATTATTAATATTAAACACTAACCAATGGCGCACGTTTGCGCCATTGGTGTATCTACGCCATAGAAGGCTCTAAAAATCTAACTTTTTACTTTTTAAAATTTCACCACAAATTTCCACGTGAGATGGCTCACGACAACGTGGCGAACGGGTTTACAAAGTAGGATATATAAATATACTAGGGTCCCAAACGGTATGAATATTGAAAACCTTAGTGAAGAAGAATTAAAAGATATTATTCTAAAAAAGCAATTAGAGTGGATCAAGTTATGCCAGGATAACTTTTTAATTTTTGCTGAATCTGTCTGGCAAGATTTTATTTATCGTAAAACAAAGGACCCAAAGAAGTATGGCCACCACCAAATCATAGCTGAATCTTTTGAAGAAATAGCTGACGGTGATGCAAAGAGGCTCATAATCAATATGCCTCCTAGACATACCAAATCTGAATTTGCATCTTATTTATTCCCTGCTTGGTATATTGGTAAGTATCCAAAGAAAAAAATAATGCAGGTATCACACAATGCTGAACTTGCTTCCCGGTTCGGTAGCAAAGTTAGAAACTTAATGAATACCAGAGAGTATAAAGAGATATTTGGAAATGTTACACTTAGAGAAGATAGTAAGGCTAAAGGGCGTTGGGAGACCAATCATGGTGGGGAATATTTTGCAGCGGGTGTTGGCGGTTCTATCACAGGACGAGGGGCGGACTTACTTATTATTGATGACCCACATACTGAACAAGACTCAATGTCTGATTCAGCAATGGAACGTGCATATGAATGGTACAGTTCAGGACCCAGACAACGTTTACAACCAGGTGGTAGAATTTTAGTTGTAATGACTAGATGGGCTACCGATGACTTAACAGGAAGATTAGTTAGGGCTCAAGGAGAAACAAAAGCAGATCAATGGAAAGTTATTTCTTTTCCTGCAATCATGCCTAACGATAAACCTGTTTGGCCTGAGTATTGGAATAGAGAAGATTTAGATTCTGTTAAAGCTTCAA